AGCGTGGTCATACGGTGGCGATATCCAGGCTGAGCGGTGCGTACTGGTCGCTGTCGCCGATGCGCTCGTAGAAGCGGATGTACTGCTTGCTGCCGACGACCTGCACCGATTCGCCGATCGCCTGCATTGCGCGCAGCCACTTTTCGTGCTTGATGTCGAGCCGCCGCAGGCCAAGCACACGGCCGGTATTGAGATTGCCTTCCTTGTCGGTTTTGAACGCGTCCTGCACAAGCACCTGGATCTCGGGTGGACTCCCTTCGCTCCATTCGCGGATGCATGCGTCGATTAAAGCCTTGGCTGCCTGAAGGCGCTCGTCGAACACGATGCTCTCGGCCGTCGCCACCTGAATGCGGTAGCGGCCGTCGTAGCTGTACAGCGTGATGTTGCCTTTCTTGCCGCCCAGGGAGACGCCGTACTGTTCGGCCGACAGGGTGACGAAGGCGTTCACGTCGGCGAACACAGCGGCCTTGAATTGCGCCAGCAAGCCGTGGGTGATTTGCGCCCGCTTGAAAATTTCCTGCACCAGCTCGTCACGCGTCTTATCGATCGGCTTGAGCATGGATTCGTGGACCAGGCGGCCTTGTGCGTCTTGGCGGTAGCCGTCAGGTATAGGTTGTTTTGTTGCCATTGATATCCTCACGTATTCAGGTTGAGCTGCCCCAACAACGCAGGCAGCGTGATTTTTCTCATGCGCGCTTCCAGCTTCAGGCTGTGCAGCGCGCGGCTGCGCAAGAACTGGCAGCATTCCTCAAACTCGGCTACTGTCTCAGCGACGTAGTAGCCGGTATCCGGCGTGCCGACGATTGCCACGCCTTGTTCCCTGGCATCCGAGATCAGCTTGCGCAGGCTGCGTTCGCTGATGCCGGTCTGCGCCGCCAGGTGCGCGGCGCGGACGCCTCGCTTGCGGCCTTTGTGCTGCGTCGTCATCACATTGATCAGCAGCGCTAGCAGCTGGTCTTGCGTATCTCGAAACGGCAGGCCGGTTTGCATGGCTATCCCCCTCTGTTCCGGGTTTTCAGCGAATTAAGCTGTTCGCGCACGTGGGCCGGCATCGCGGTTTTCGGCAGTGACGCATCCAGCCGCACCGGTCCAGATGTCTGGACCGCCGGCCGGTCTGGCACCGCGCCGAATCCGGCATGGCCGGCGCGCTGCTTTTCAGCCGTGGATTCAGACTTGGCCTCGGCCTTGTTGGCGTAGCCGACGATCACCTCGAACAGGTAGCCGTGGCTCCCGAGCGGCGTGCGCAGGCCGCCGGCGTGGCCGCGGTTGACCAGCTCTTCGAATGCCTGTTGCCAGTACGCGACCGGCGCCGGCCAGACGCGGCCGTCCCGCTCGATCTGCGCCGAGCGGATCATTGCCACCAGCTCATTCGCCAGGCCCGCCACACGCTCGTAGCGCATCGCCGTCCGCTTCGGCGCGAACAGGCCGATGTAGCCGAGCAGCGGCCGCAACAGGCGTGCGCCGTCCGGGTGCGCGTTGACCAGGGCAAGCATCGCTTCGCGCACGCCCTGATGCGCGAACACCACGTCCCAGGTCAACGGATTGCGGCAGACCGGACAATCGAATGAAGGCATCGTCATTCGCTGGCCTTCTCTGCTGTCGACGATGCGGCCGCGGGTACGGCGGGCTTCTGCAGGCTGCTGTCGGGCTTTGCCGGCGGCTTGCGGGTCAGCGCCGCCAGCAAGCTCATGGCGTAGCTGCCGGTAGCGCGGATCGTCACGCCATTGGCGTGATTCGTCACGGTGATGCGGGATTTCGGCTTAGCCATGTGCCGCCTCCGCCACGCCACCGGCGCGCTCTTCCAGCTCGCGGATGGCCGGGCTATCGACAGTGACGCCGGCAATCGCGAGGGCCGCCACCAGGCGCTCATACGCCATCTTCTCGCTGAGCTCGAACATCCCATTGGTGCGGATCACGCTGGCGGCAAATGCCGCCGCGTCGATCAATGTCGGTGCCGCAGAAAATTGCCGGGCCATGAACTCCTGCGGAATGCACTTGGCGACCGTCATTTCCCCTGGGATGCCCGCATCAAGCACCACGCGAAAGCCGGTCGGATTCTTATGTACGCTCAGATTTACACCCATGTCACGCTCCGATCGATCGAATGAAGAAACCCGCAAGGAAGACCGCCACGGTCCACAGCAGCAGCGCCGCGCGCGTATGCTTGAATGTGCGGAACGTCATGGCGCCTCCGTATTGATCGCCATCAGCTCGAGCCGCAAGGCCTTGCTGCGCTTGTCGTTGTCAGCCAGCAGCGCGCAAAAATTCGATTCTTCCGCCTTGAGTCGAGCGCGTTCGTAAGCGAGGTTTTTCGCGGCCTCGGCATTGCACCGCTCGATGCGCCATAGTTTCCACACCAGCCGCAGCCGGCGACTCGCGCGGTGCAGTTCGGCCAGGACTGGATTGCGGCGCGCGCGCCGGGGTGTACGTCGCAATTGAGGAAGTGAAAAGACTTCCCGGGACAGCTGCGGCATCAGGAATTTTTCGGTGATGAAGGTCTTCATGTCAGGCCCTCACCGCCGCAGCGATCAGCTCGCCGGTGATCTTCGGCGCGCCGATCTTCACCGCCTCGTTCATCGCGCCCGCGACCAGGTTGTTCACCGCCAGCGGATAGCACAGCGACTGCGTCCGCACCGCGCGGGTGCCACGGTTGCCCTCGGTACTGGAAATGCGCAGCCGGTTGCGGATTTCATCGACCGCGGAGGCATCGAACAGCGCATCAAAATCCGCCTCGACCCGGCCGAACTTGTGCCGCAGGTAGCCCTCGACGTGGTTGTCCAGCGGCGCCAGCTCGACGATCTCGCAGCGCTGCACCACTTCCCGCACCTCGGGGTTGTGTTCCGACAGCTTCCAGCGCAGCTCGGTCTGCCCGATCAGGACGATCGACAGCAGCTTCTTGAATCCTTCGTGCAGCTCGAAGAAGCGCTTCAGGTGCTTCAAGGTCGGGATCGGCAGGCCGTGCGCCTCCTCGATCACCAGCACATGCTTGCGGCCAGTCTGCGCCGACGCCCGCAGCAGCTCGTGCATCTGGCGCGCGCGCGCCTCGCTGCTGCGGCGCGGCTTGGCGTTCGGATCGATGGTCTGGATGATGGCGGCGGCGATGTCGATCGACTTCAACACCTTGCCCTTGTTGTCGTTGTCTTCCAGGCCCAGCACGTATGGCTCGATCACGGTGATCGGCTCACGGTTGACGTTGATCCACTCGATCAGGTCTTGCCGCAGCGTCGACTTGCCGGCGCCGGATTCCCCGATTACCGCCAGCATGCCGCCGTGCTTCGCAGTCTGACGGATCGACGCCCGCACATAGCGGATATCGTCCGACAGGAACACATCGGCATCGCTCTGCATTTCGTCCGTGAACGGATCGCGCGGGATGCGGAAGCGCCGGCGCGCGTCAGCGGTCAGGGTATGTTTTCGTAGTAGCATTTCGGCGGGCTCCCTTTCATCGTTGGTGGTGGACGCGAGTTCTTCCGGCGCGGCGGCGTTCTTGGCGGGACTCGCCGTGCCGGAATCTTCGTTGTGGAACAGCTTGCGCATGTGGGCGTTGGTGGCGCCGTGCGCGAACAGGAATGCCTTGATCTGCGACTCGATCGCCGCGCGCTCGGTCAGCCGCGGCCAGTCATCGTGATTGATGATCTGCGCCAGCGTCCCTTGCGACATCGCTTTGCCGTTTTCCAGCAAGACCTTGGCCGCCAGCGCTGCCTGCGACGTCCGCAGTTCGGACAGCACCCGCTTCAATTTCAATGCCATGTGGCTCCCCTTCGGTGCTACGGTTAAACCGCCCGCAAGCCACCGCCGGCGGCAACCAGCGGCGCGGCGTCTTGGGCGGGGTTGGTGAATTGCGCAATCAGCGCCTCGATCTGGTCTTCCGGCACGCCACCGGCGTAGCGCTGGCGCAGGAAAGCGTTTTCCTGATCGGTCAGGTAACGCCCGATGCCATCGACGATGCGCAGCATGGCCGCAGTGGCGGTCAGCGTTGGCACCTCGACCTGCAGGTGCGCCGGCGCCTCGATTTCGGCCCCCTGGCGTGGCAGGTAGGCCGGCAGTTCGATCTTCTGCAGGTAGGAATGCGCGTCGAGCCGGTTGCCGAAAGGCGTGACTTTCTTGTTGCGCGCCGCCTTCACTTCGTCGGCGTTCATGCCCGGATAAGCCAGCGCATCCATATCCTTCGCCGCGCGCTCGATCGTCGTGTCCGGCATCGCCTTGTATTCCTCGCCGACGACACTGCCGGCCAGGGATTGGCCGAAGCGGTCATAGCCGCGCTCCGGCTCGATCCGGTACGTCAGCATCTCGCCGTCGTAGCGCGGCGCCTGAATCTGGATCGCGCAGTCGCCATACACCAGCGCCCGCACCTGGACGGTATCGCCGACGTGGACACCATCCAGGCCAGCCACGCTGTAATGCAGCGGCCGATCCGCGTCCGGATGCTTGAATTCCACCGTCAGCTTCGGCTTGACCTTGCGCTCCTGCTCGCGTGACGCCATCAACGCGCGGCACACCTCCACCGCCGGCAGCAGCCGCAGCTGCGCCGCCGTGATCAGCTGCCACAAGTCATAACGGGCCAGCGGCTGCGCCAGGCCATCGCGGCGCAGGCGCGTGTCCTGACCCGGGATCAGATTGGCGTTGTACGCATTCGCCCAGGCCGCCGCATGCTCGTTCAGCTCGCGGATATCCGCCACCGGTTCGAAGCGCAGGCGCGACTCGAACTGCGTTTCAACGATGTTGTTGGCGTTCTCCACGCCGCCCTTGACACGCGAGTGGCCGGCCTCATGCTCGAGCGGGCTCACCTCCAGATGCAGCAGCAGGTTCTTGATCGCCGCGCTGGTGTTGGCCGTGCCCTTGTCCCACAGCACGCAGCGCGGCACGCCGTGGAACAGCCGGCCCGGCTGGCGGCTCCAGGCAAACATCAGAAAATCGAACAGCGCGTGCTGGTTCTCCCCCGCAGCCTCGACATACCACGGCACGATCAGGCCGCTGGCGCGGTCATACGCCACGTAGCGGAACACCTTGTATTTCACCTTCGCGTAGTTCTCCAGCTTGTTCTTGTAGAACTCGCGGTCGCGCATGATGTGCTGGCGCCCGTTCATGTAGTAGATCAAACACAGCGAAGGATCGATCTCATGCACATGGTTCGGATACAGCGCCCGCAGCGACTGCACCGGCGCCACGCGGCGCTGCGCCGCCACGTTGAGCTTGCGCGCCCGCATCAGCCGGTTCAGCTGCGCATTACCGACCTGGAATGCGACCCCGTTCTGCTCCAGGATGCCGCGCGCGGTGGTCGTGAACAGCGTCTGCTTGCCGTTGTCGCGGATACCCTCGCGCTGCGCGGCGCCCAGCATCGTCAGCGCTGTGCCGGCCACGCTGGTCGACCCCTTGTCCGCGCGCGCCTTGCGATGCGCGCTCCAGCCGCAGGCCGCCCTCAGCTGGCGGTAGATCGTCTGTGGCGACCAGCCGAGGAACTCCTGCGCCGCCGCAACGATCGGCCCGCGCTCGCCGTGCCCGGCCGCATCCAGCCGCGTCGCCAGCTCGCGCAGGTAATCTCGGATATCGGGCGTGATGGCCATGTCCACCTGCTCCCCCTACGCGGCGGCGGCCATCTGATATTGCCGAGCAGCGTCGATATAGCCGCCGAAGCGCACGCTCAGCTCACGCTGGGCGGTCGCCACCAACGACGCCGTGCGATCGACGGCGTCCGAAAGTTGCAGCAACACGGTCAGCACCTCGGTCGGCATCTTCGCCGGCGCGTCCGGGTCATAGCCTGGCGCCTTCGCCAGCTCACTGACCATCCAGACATCGAGCGCCTCGACCGCTTCTAGATGACGCGCTACGGCCTCGTCGATGATCGTCTGGCGCTGGGTGATCTCTTCCTTGAAATCGGCCACGCGCTCATCCCAGGGCGCGGTGCGCAGCTGCAGCTTTTCCAGTGATTTCTGCGTCGCGTCCAGCTTCTGGGTGCGTTCGGCCAGCACCTTCTCGGTCGCTTTGTGGTCCGCCTCGACGTCGGCGACCTTGGCCTCCAGCGCCGCCTTTTCCTGGGCATGCTTGGCGATCACGGTTTCGGCGAAGTCGATGAAGGCGTCCTTGTCGCCGGCCTTGGCCACCTCGATCAGCGCGGTCTTGTCGTCGTCCGGCAGGCGGCGGTACTGGCGCATTTCGCGGTAGCCGATGCCCATGCGGGACATGCTTTCGAGGGCTTCTTCGCCGAAGGTGCGGAGATTGGCGATGTCCTGATTGGCCTTCTCGTCCGATACGCCCAGCAGCCCGCAGAATTCAACCCAAGTACCTTTCAACTCCAAACCGTTTGGAGCACGCTTCCCTGTAAGCCCTTGATATAGCTTGTTTTCCTTCACATAAGCCAGCTTTGAACTCCAAACGGTTTGGGAAAATTTCCCAAAAGCGTCCGCCATCTGTGCCTGCCCGAGCAGCTGGTTCACCAGATCGCGTTCATCCGAATACGACTCGGTGATCTGCGCCAGCTCGCGCCCGGCGGCCTCGGCGTTCTGAAATGCCGCGTTGTTCATCGGCGTCTCCGCCAACTCCGTGGCCTTGTTCGGCTTGCGTGCCATGTTTTCTCCCTTCAGTTGGTCAACGTGTAATTGCGCTTCAGGCTGGCTAGGTCGGCCTCGGCCCGGTCGAATGCCGCCAGCACGCGCATCGCGCAGCGTGAAAAATGCGTGGTAATGTGAAAGCGCCCGGTGGCTTCGTCCTTGCGCACCCAGCCCTTTTCGATCAGCGTGGCGGCGGTGCGGGTGACGTACGGCGCCGGGCAGCGCAGGTGCGTCGCCAGATCGGCGTTCGACAGCCCGCGCAACGGCTCGGCCGCCAGCACCTCCAGCATCGCCAGCGCGCGCAGCACCTGCGCGCTCGCCTTGCTCTGGTCGGCGCCCGCGCTCATGCCGCCGCACCCTGGCCGCGCACGCGAAATCCGAATTTCGCCGCCAGCGCCTCACAGGACGCGCGCGACAGGTCGAAGGCGGTTCGGCCAACCCACAGCGCCTCATCTTTCGGGGCCATGTTGAGAGAGACGTCGCAGCGGCACGCTTTGGCGTACACCAGGGCACGGCCGGATTCCGGGTCCATAACGAGTGCGGAAATATCCGGGGAATCACAAGAGGTGGACACGGCAAGCGTCAACCCGGTGCATGCGGAAGGCACTTCCAGCCGGGGGGCAATTCCAGAAGCGGACATCTTTTCTCCTTTCAGAACTCGAATTCCGGTGCCGCATGCTTGGCGACGTTGGCGTGATGGAAAGCCACCTGGCCAAGGTGGTGGGAGAGCGCCGCCAGCGTCGCGCTGGCGTCGGCGCGGCCGCTGTAGTGATCCGTCAGCAGCCGCAGCGCATCCGAAAAACCGCTGTGCAGCGCCACCACATCGGCGTCCACCAGGTCGCGGCCGGTCGGCATGTCGATCAGCAGCTGGTTGCCGTTGGCGGCCAACCACCGCGTGACGAAATTGACGCCGCACGCCGCTTCATAGGCCGGGATCAGCACGGCCGGCATGCGTCCGTTTTCCAGCCACTTGTAGAGCGTCCAGTGATCTGCCAGGCCCATGACGGCGGCAATGCGCTCGACCGACTGATTGCGCTGGCCGCGGGCGTGCTCCTTGCACAGCTCCATCGCGTGGCGCAGGCTGATCGGCTGGATACGCTTCCAATTTCGGCGGCGGTTTGCTGTCACCGGATTTCCCCCATTCCCTAGTGTTTCCAATCAAATAAGCGCTCTGGTACTATCCAGAAACACGAGGCGCGCCTACCATTTGCACGGTTCTGAATCGTTGGCGAGGCAGTGATGGTCGAAACGAAATTGCTGGAAACACTGGTCGAGCGCGCCGTCGCGGCACACACGGCCGAAACGCGCGGCGCGCTTTGGGTACATACCCAGTTGCTGTGCCGCTTGACGCAGCAATTGTCGAAAGAGGCAGTTCAGCAGGTTGCTCTGGCAACGGATGAGGCGTGGCTGGCGCTCCCCGAACCCGAAAGAGAGGTTGCGCGGGCCAGCATGGATCAGTGGCGGAAGTACCTGGCGCAGCGAAGCGGGCTCGTAGAAGGCGAAACGCCGCCATTATTTCCCCCGCCCGAGCCAACGCATCCGCCTGATCCGCCAGGGCCGGGGCGATAGCGGCAACGCTGATATAAGCGTGCGGCAGCAGTTCGTAGGAGGTGCCGCTGCCATTGGGCGTGGTGCGGGCAGAGCACGGTGCGTCGCCGGCCATCTGAAGCAGAAGCGCGGTAGTTCGGTCAGCAGCGAGCAGCGCGCTGTGGCGGCCAGCATCGATTTCGGCGGCGGAGTAGCCTGGTGCCGGCTGCAGGCGCACCAGCCCGGCCTCGACCAGGGGCAGCAGTGTGCGGCGGGTGTGCTCGTCGAGCCCGAAGAGATAGGCGAAGGGATGCGCGGGGATATGCATGCCCGGCCTCACGCTGCTGCTGCGATGTTGTCCAGCGTCGGCCGGCCGGAGCCGCGGCGATGCTCTTGTGTAGGCATGCCGGCACTGCCGTCCTTCATGCCGAGCGCGACGGCAATCTGGTGCGCCTTGCCGTAGTTGGCCTTGTCGAAGCCATTCAGCACGCGGTACACCGCGTGCGGCTTCCAGCCGTTTTCGCGGGCAAAGTCGGAAATGGTTTGGCCGCGGTCGCGGAAGCCTTGCTTGATGCGTTCCGCTTTTTTGAGTTGCTCCGGGGTCATTGGCGTGACTCCTGTGTAAAAGATAGTTTGGTGTTGTTTGTGATTTGTTGGGATTGATTATTGTGCTGAATTCAGCACAAGTCAAGATGTTTTATGGGCTGTTATTGGCATGATTTCCGAAAGACTGAAGGGGGAGCGGAAGAGGCTTGGTTACAGCCAGGAGGATTTCGCGGCCCTGGCTGGCATCACAAGGCGTCCATATGCCGAATGGGAGGCCGGCAAAACATCGCCCACAGCAGTGCAGCTCGCTGCTCTCGGAGAGGCGGGTGCCGATGTGCAGTACATCGTGACGGGCCACCGACAAGGCCAAGGGATTGGTGACTCTGCCGTGCATCAGGCGGTACTCGACGCCGTAGATTTACTGTCGCTGGCAAAAAAGGTTGATGCTCAGCAGTTGGCCAAGGCGGTGGTGAAGCTGTGTGCCAAGTCCGCCATGCCGCTACTCCCTACTCGATACGAAGGCTCTCAACAAAACTTCCACGGGCCTATAACTGGGGAGGTGGCTGGGAGAGATATCGTCAAAAAGGAGGAGAAATGACTGCTTTGAGGCAAGACTTTCTGGGGGTCGTCGAGGGCGGCGTTGCCGGCCGCGATGTCAATCATCACCATAACAATCGGACCACGGTTCTTCAATTCACCCAGCAGAAGCCGGAATCTCAATTGCAAAGTGAATTCGCACGGCGGACAGGTATCTGGTGCCCCAAACCTGCCCGCGAGTGGCTGGAATCGTTGATGGCCGACCACCAATTTACGGCGCGCGAACTGGCGGTGTCCTGGAAGGCGGGGTCGATAGGATGGCATGCTGAGACAAACGAAAAACGCATCGTCACCCCCTGGATCGAGGCCGCATTCGTGTATTTGATGGGCCTGATGGCACTTCCCGTGATAGCGATTTTTGTTTTTTGGACGTTCGCGCCTACCGTGATAAAACCGGGCAATGCGCTCGCGCTCTTCGCCTTGGCTTGCAGCTGGGTCCTTATAGGGTTGATGGTCAATCGTTTTATGTGGCAGCCGAGACGTGTTGCGCAACGCATTCGTCGTGTGCAACCTTGAAACGCGCGTGACGGGAAATAATTTTGTCCGTCACGGCAGCTGCATCGAAGGGGGGAATTAATGCGCTCAATCACGAAAACTGTGTTCATCACGACGACATTGCTTCTTGGCGGATGCGCAATCACTAGCGGCCACCACTCAGGACCGAACGGTCGGCCAGTGCATTTCATCGATGGCATGTCTGCCTCGGTCGCATATCAAAAAGCTGGGGAACTGTGTCCGTCAGGCTACGCCATTATTGGCGAGCCGCGCCAAGTATCGATCATGGACTACACGATGACAATTGAATGTAAAAGCACCGGCGTCGTTGCAAGGGGCGCTGTGCAGCAACAGCCCGGCGTGGTAGCCACTCCGGCGGTGGCTGTTGCGACTGCCAGAAAACCATCCGGGGAAATGTCTTTCGAGGTTGAGAAACTTGCCAAGCAGGCTGGTTGTCAGCCTGCGGCAAGTGCAGCGCTGATTGCTAAAACCACCGGTATTGAAACCTACCAGGTTAGTTGCGCGGACGGCCAGCAGGCGCTATTCAAATGCGAACTACGGCAGTGCCGGGTGATGAATTAGGCCAGTTAAAATAGAGCGGACAAATTCCAACAACGATAGGGAGACAAAATCAGATGGCAACGGATAAAAACTCAAACCATTCCAATAATCAACGAGAAGCCCCTCTGACCGAGCGTAGGAAGGACAGCGATGTCCATTACAGCGAATATCCGGGAACGCGGCGTGACAATACAGTCAGCAACACGTTGCCGCCCCCGCCCATCCGCAAGGACAACGACAATGGCAACGACGACGAGTAGCCTGGAAGAAAAGTGGCACGATCAGCTGTTCGGTGTACGGCGCTCGATTCGCTACCACCAGCGGCGGCGCGCCTTCTTTGATCGCCTGGACCAGTTCGGCAACATGTTGTCGGTCGTGCTGGGCTCCACCGCGATCTACGGCATATTGGAAAGCAGTTCTAAAACCTTGGCATTGTCCGCCACTGCAGCTGTCACGATATTTTCTGCGGTGAATCTCGTCTTTGGTTCGGTGCAAAAGGCCCGGACCCATGCGGAACTTGCACGGCGTTTTGTCGTATTGGAAAAGCGTTTTCTGGATGCCCCAACACCAGAACTTTTGTGTGAAATAACCAACGAACGGCTTTCCATCGAGGCCGAAGAGCCGCCAGTACTGCGGGTTCTCGATTGTCTGTGTCACAACGAACTGATGCGGGCTGAGGGCTACCCTCATTCTCAACTTGCTCAAATAAGTTTTTTGCAATCCTGCCTCGCTCAGCTGGTGGACTGGTTCCCTAGCTCGATTCAACCGCAAAAATCAACGAAGCACTCCTAGTTGGCGCTGTCTTGATTTTGCCCTCGTTCAAAAGACTCTGATGCCCTGAAACCGGATGATGGTGGCTCCAACCGCCGTCACCCGGATCAGGAGCATCCATGCCTCTCAAGCACCCGTTTCCGTTTGCGCGGCGCCTGCCGCGCAGCACTGCCTGGTTACTGGCATCCCTCATCCTGCTGCTGGCGCTCGCC